TGCGGACAGTGATGTCACCCTTCATCGTGTTGAGAGCGTCGATGAACTCATTAGCTGTGACACCAGCCTGATCCTCATACCATCGTTCAGCGAGGATGTAGTCGTACAACTCGATGGTGTTGCCGTTGACATTAACAACAGTTTCGACTTTATTACTTACGTCTCTATTGAGTACAAATTTCATTGTGCTGATCCGATTTGCTGAAGGAAGCGAGTATGCCCGTCTTCACTTGACAGGATGTTATTGACAGGAGAGTAAAGCCACGAATCAATCAATTCATCTACTGTGGAGAATGGAGATACATCTGGAAGAATGTCTGCCCATTCGTTGAATGTGTTGGTCAGGTTGTGTGTGAACTTGTCCGTGTAGAACTCAGACATAGAAGCTTTGAACTCTTCTACGTCTGAGTATTTTGATTGTTTCTGGTCAAACACTTTACGTTCGTAAGCCTGCAGACCATTGACTACAGCTATGAAAGCGTTCTTAGCTACACGCAGCTTCTTATCGAGATTCTGATCATCAGGACTCTTATCGAGAGAGTCTGAAGGCGGTTTGACTTCTTCTTCTTTCTTAGTTTGCTGCATCTCCATAGACTCTTTAGGCGACATGTAATTGTCGTTGTCGAGAGTGAGCTTACGAATCTGCTGATCCATCATGTCATTAGCCAGCAGAGCTTTGTCACGCAGAGCAATGCTGTGGTCAACTGTCATGAGGTTGGCAGGTACGTAACGCAGAGCGTTGTTAGCATCTGTAGGATCTATCTGCATTCCGAGTAGGTTACAGATTTCTGTTCTGTCCATAACTCCAATTTCAAAGAAGTTTCGCAGGGCTTGCGAGAATTCATTGATGATGGTACGGAATAAGTAAATGAGGTTGAATTCAAAACTGTATTGGAGTTGACTTGAGAGAGGTAACAATTCATTGCGAATCTGTCTCCCTAAGCTACTGATGAATGGATGTAAGCCGGTTTGAATGAACAGGTGGATGAGCTTACCTACATCGCTGCTACTACCGCTACTGCCCATGTGAGAGTGGAGCAGTTCGGGAGGAACATTGAACCAACGTGATACGTCCTCTACAGAGAATGCTCTGGTTTCGATGAACTGTAACTGCTGCATAGGAATTGCAACGTTTACAGGCTTCAAACCTTGTTCGAGAATACGTGTCTTGAACGCATCTTCCATTGCTGCGTTAGGATGAGATTCGAAGAAGCTTTCAACACGTTTCAGAACATCAGGAGCTAACCTGTTTTCTGTGGTCAGATATGTCTGGTTCTTGTGACCATTCTTGTAGAAGTGTACGCCATACTCTTCAGAGTTTTCGTACATGTTGAATGATCGGCCTGCATTCTCGATGATGCCAAAACCTCTGTGGTTTGGTTTGTCGGGAATGTCAGACTTGATATGTACCATGTGCTCCCGAGGAAGCAACATATATTGAGGATTGGCATCCTCTTTAGTGTTGCCTGTCTCAATGCGGTAGATGAGCGTACCTTTGCGAGCTACAGCACCTGTAGCCAACTGCTCTGTACCATCGGCATAGTAGATGTTGCCACGAGGTATACGTGAAGGGTGGACGTGGTAAATACGAAATGTGCGTCCCTGACTGTCGAACTCACGTATAGCGTAATAGTTGCCATCAAGGAGTCGGTCATAGATCATGTCTCCCAACATCGCATCAGCTGAGTAATCAGGGTTTGCGTAATGAAGAAAGATTTTAACAGCAGGGTGATCAGCTGTATTGAGTTGTCTGTCAGGCTTTCCTGAAGGACTAATACGAATAACAGTACGAGGAAGACTACCAATCGAACCTGTATAGAGGTTGACAGCACAGAACACAGCAGAGAGCTTGAGGCTGCTGTCTGCTGTGTGTTGACGACTACGCCACATGAAACTGAACAGGTCTCTTCCGGAGAGAGCAGACGTAGCAGCATTCAGAACCTGATTTAACAGGCCGATAGAGTTGTCACGTCGTCGGAAGGGATTCCAGCTCATTTGCTTCTCTCAATCCTGATATGTTTGTGATCATTTGCTGACCAGAATACATGTGTCCTCCGATAGCCATTAACGATGCGACAACACCGTCAATCTTATCTGTGGACTTCTGTTTGTTTGGTCTCATCTGATCATTGTTGTTTGTTGTCATTGTCACGTTTCCCATCATCCATCTAAGGACAGGATTGGAACCGTGAAACAATTCTTTGTTCTCTATATCAGCTTGGAGCTTCCGACAAGGACCATTCATCCCTACGTAGGACTGTGGGTATTTCTTTGCTTGTAGCCCTGCGTTGTAGAGAGTTTCGTAAATGAAGTTTGAACCCCACGCATCAAAACAGACGAGTTGAAGGTTTCTGAAGTAGGTGCATATACCTTTTTGGCTACCGTCACCTGTCAGAGTTTTGGCTATATCTCGTTCAGATATGGATGCGAGGGGAGTATTATTGATTAAGCCTGACTTGAACCATCTGTCATAAGGAAGACGTTCCTCAACACTTCGTTTGTAAATGGATTCAGCTGGAACCCAGAACCACGGCATTACTACCCCTTCACTGGGGAAGTACAAACTGAAGGAAGCAATGTCATTTACTGAGGAGTTATCGTAGCCCCCGTAACATTCAACATCCTGCAGTTCTTCAAGCTTTCTGAAGTACCATGTGAAGTAACCTTGAAACTCAGTGAGATAGAGGTCTATCTGACTGTTATTGAACCATTCATTGTCTGCTGCAAAGTTATGCCACAGACGATGATTATAAAGCAGAGTTTTGATTTCGTCAATTGATAATAAATGGTTCTCAGTGTGGTTGCCGTTAGCCCATACCCACGTCGGAATCCATACCGTTTCTGTCTTAGTGCGAATGTTGAGATGAAGACGTAAGAACCTATTCAGCAGAACAGGATTTGATTTACATTGACGAATGTTACGTTCGAAGTATTCGGCGTAGATAGAGACGCCGTAGTTGGGATTAGCTTTCTTCCATGTACGTTCATCTTCAAAGTCATCGTCTACTGTCGCTTCATATATCACTGGAAGGAAAGAAACGTCAGACATCTCACCAGAGGCGATGCGTTTGGCACGTTCGTACAATTCGTTGCATGTTGATGGTCTGTCATAGTCTGCTGTAGTTGTGTAGATTGTGAGAGATTGTCTACGAGCTGCTGTACCTGTCAACATTACGTCAATAAGCTCGCTGCTCTTGTGTGCGTGTACCTCGTCTACGTAAGCAAAGTTAGGTGACAGTCCGTGTTTTGTTTCAGCAATAGCAGACAACACTTTGAACATGCTACCGTCTTTAGCATGTTCAAAGCTCTTTGTGGATCTATTAACTTTGTTCTGACGTAGACGATTGAGCAGGTTTGGATTCTGCTCAATCATGTACGCTGTGTGACGAAAGTTAATAGATGCCTGCTCAATGTCAGCAGCACAACAGAAGTTCTGTGATCGTTGTTCCTTATCTACGTAGAACATATAGAGCGTTGGAATTGCTCCGAACGAAACCGTTTTGCCGTTCTTGCGAGGCACCAGAATGAATGCTTCTTTAAACCGTCTGTAACCTGTTTCTTTATGCTTCCAACAGAATATATTGAAGTACACTGCCCATTGCCAGAGTTCTGGGATGAATGGTAGTCCTGTTAATTCACCTTCAGGATAGACACATTCATTGATAACAAACTCTACAAACTGGTGCATTTCATCTAAGTCGAAGTAGTAGTCTTCCGCTTCACGGAAAACATCGTACATCGGAATCATACGCAACAGTTCAGAGAGCCTCACAGACTTGTATTCATATCCTACAAGTCTGTGATTTTTTCTGATCGGAACAGGCACATCCTGAGAGATTTTCTTATTACCACCTCTTAGGAATTTGTCGTACCTAACAGCTTTGCTTGGGGCAGAAGTTGTCATGGATTTTCTACAAACTTAAATTGAGTGGTCTTAAATGTCTTCTGAGCATCAGCAGCAGTCCAAATGAACTTCAATCTACCTTCGTAGGTGAATTCTGGTTTGCCTAGAGCTGTTACTGAAGAAGGAAGAGTGATGCTAACGACACTGGCAGTGTAAGTACACGTACCAGACAGGTGCATGGATGATGGATCGCCTGTGCGGTAGGCTGTGAACTCAATATCAGCATCATCAAAGTCGAGGCTACCCATGCTTGTGATAGGATCGCCTTCAGCATCGAGGATGGTTACTTCGATCTCACCACTATCTGAGTCGTAGCTATCACCGACAATCAGTTCAGAAGGGAATCCAGAGATTGTACCAACATCAAGAACCGCAGCTGCTGTTAAAGCTACATTAGCCTGAGCTGTGCCGATGAGGTCTGTTTTAGCTTTAACAGCAAGCAGAGTAGTTTGAGAAGCATCACCAGCACTGGTAGTCGGGTATCCATCTAGAACTAGTGTGCTGCCGACCGCTAACCACCCATCCCGTACCGGCCCGACAGCATCATGCAACCGAGCCGACGCAATGTCGGAAATCGTTTCTGCGACGGTTGCAACGAATCGCCCTGAAGACGCCGGAGACTCTGACAACGCATCGCCGCCTGTGTTTATCAACACGCCTGCGGTGGTGTAGAGGTAGAGCGTCAGGCCGGTTTCACCAGTAAGTTCTGGTGCTGTCCATGCAATGTCAGCCATTGTCGGTCTCTGGTGTTGGTGGTGATTTGAGTGCGTCGATCAGTGACAAGGCAGTGGCACCAATCTGCTGAGATTCTTCGAGTGACTTGCCCTGCTGCAGAGCAGCTGCACCGATGCGAACGAGCTGTTCAATCTGATTGATTTGTTCTGGTGTCATGGGGTTGGTTCTTCTGGTTCTGGAGTAGGCACTTGCCATGCGGCTTTTAACTCTCCGACGATGATACGAAACTGAGGTGTGCCCGGCGTTCCCTCAGTCGATAGCTCCCACGCAGGAGACAAGTATGCTTCTGGAAGGATATCTTCAGTACCTTCTGCACCGAGCAGTTGGGTACAGAGGGTACGAATTGTCAACAAAATCTCATACGCAGCCTCACGCATTTGAATCAGAGACTGCAAATCGATGGCATCCACCACCGCCTGCTGCTCAGCCTGAGTGCGGGATGCACCTTTACCCGGCTCACTCACTGACCATGTGCTGTGGTAGCCATGCTTCAGATCCTGAATGATCTTCTGGACCGTTTGGTTGGCCAGAATCGTGATGTTGTCCGCTATCTGAACCGCTGGAAATGGTGTTGTCGGACGTGTGAAAATCTCTGTCATGATCAAACTCCTAATAGAGCCAGCATTGCAGCTGGGTTTATGCTTGGGGAAGCTGCAGCAACGTAAGTGATGTCTAAGTACACCACGTCAACATATAATTCCGCATCCCCGTTTGCTCCGTAGTAAGTTAACTCTACCGCAGGGGCAGAACCGGATATCTCCCCATAAGATCCTGTGAATATACAATCTATCCATGACCATAGACCGCTACCGAACGAAGTAGACGGCGTTCCTGTGTACCATGTTCCGTTGAGCCGTATCCGAACCTGTGAAATATAACCATCTGTGTTTCCGTCTGCTCTACCATATATCCATAATCGAGCGGAACTTATCGTTCCTGACCCGGATGGAGCTTGACATCCCCACTGCTGGGCAGCACCAGATGACAGATCACCAGACTGGTACGCATAGTCTACTTGCGATCCTGCTGTTGGGTTCGTAACCACGTCATCGACAAGACCGAAGCCACCTCCACCACCCCATCCTGAGTTTATGTTACTGTTTGGTCGTACAATTTCGCTTGGCATCAGTTTTTCCCCGTGTGCCAGCCGAGGTAAGTCCCTGAGCCGGTTCGTTGAAACATGATGCTGTCAGTTTTATCAATCGCCGTGCTGATTGTAGGGGCGGCACCAGAGTCAGTCAGCCATGTGATGCCGGATGGCCATGTCACGGTGCCCGGCGTACCTGATCCCGAAGTTTGCAGTACCAACAGGAATAACTGGTTCGCTGAGTCACCCGAGAACGCAATCGTGATGTTCCCGGTTGTTGGTCGGGTAACACGATGCAGGTTGCTGCCTGTGTCACTCAACAGCAGCGTTGCCGTCGCAGCACCGGCGGGCGTGTAGGTGCTCCATGTAGGAGCATGTACCAGCGTTCGCTGCGTCTCACCTGATGCGTAAAACACCTGTGGGTTTCGTCGTGTCGTGCCATCCGAGCCACGGTAGACCAGATTGCCTGCCGTGTTGCTGGTCATTTCAATGGAAAACAGGCCGTTTGTGGATAGTGTGCGTGAAGCTGACGGCGTGATAGTTAAATCGCCCTCAATCGTCGTGCTTCCACATCGAAGCGAAGTCCAAACGCTCCCGGCATGATTAGTGATCGCGAGAACATTTAATGTGCCCCAGCCCAACTTCACATTACGGTCTGAGGACGCATTGAACAAAGTAAGAACTGCGTCTGCGTTCGCAGACATTCTCGTTCTGCCAGTCCAGCCGACAAGGGCCGCTGCAGAATACTCAATCGTACTATCTGTGGCCACACTCAGCCCACTCGTGAATGTTCCAGCAGAATTAAAATGACCTAACTGCAGGCTTCGATTTGTGCCACCAGCAGAACCAATAGCGGAACCGATCTGCATTGCTGAGGCGGTGGCTTTGAGGCAGAGGGATTCGAATGAAGTGGCTGAAGTGTATGTGCCAAACACTTCAGCCTGCATAGCAGTGAGACCATTGCGAATCGCAAGGTTTCCGCTGGTAGTAATCGCACCGCATGAAATTGAAGCCGTAGCATTCCCCCATGCCCCATTACCAAATGCAAGTGAGTTGGCAGCGAGTCTAGAAATCCCTACATCTGCTGAGGTTATGACGTTAGCCGATGTTGAAGAAAATCCTAGTACAGATCCCTGCCGTACCGTGACTTCATTGACGTTTCCTGACCCAATAATCTGAGTGCCAGCAATCGCTAAAAATACATTCGCGGAAGAGGTGGTTCCGAGACCTGTTGAAGAACCACTTCGATATACTGTTGAACCAAATTGGACAGTTCCACTCGCCGTAATCGCCCCACACGTTAAAGCATTCGCCCCGAGCGATAACGCACCCGTCAGCGTACCACCTGAGAGGGGTAGATAACTGATTCCGCTCGCTTCGATGATGGTTTTTAACTCAGCCGACGTGAGGGCTTTGGCTCGCGTGTTGCTGCTGCCGACAGGGTTACCGACGATCAGGCCAGCGTTGACGCTGCGAATTGCTGTAGGAGGTAATGCGAGCACGCCCACGGTTTATGACCCTTCATCGTCTTCAACACCGAAACTCAGATACCAGATCGTTTTGATCACGTTGCACAACAAACGGAAAGAGGCCTTGATCAATCTACTGCCACCCACCGAGGTTGGCTTAAGTCCAACCCGTGCAATCGTGCTTCCTGCACTGCCGGTGGTTTACTCAACTGCACCTCAATCAGTCCCACTTTCTCTGCGATATCCAGAATGTTGTTCACCCCGAATATCGACATGATTACGACCAGCACAGCGAACGCGATTTTTGGGTGTTTCATACTGACTCTGATCGTCGCATTGATCCAGTTTTCCTCCTCGGTGCGTGTGGTCAATGTGCTGATATGCTGATTCATCTGTGACAATTGTTCCTGTATTTTTTCACACCGCTGCATTGCCTCGCCGAAGGCACTGGCGGTCCCGTTTTTTAATGGATTCCAATTACACACAGCGAACTCGAAATTTCCGATAGCTGGCTTACGCTGCACAAACAATTGGCCCCATTCGGGCTTTCCGCCTTTCGGGACATATTGCTTAGTGATTAAGTATTCCCGGATTCTACCCGCCTTAAGTTCACCAGCCGCGTCTATGTCGGCCTGCAAATCCGCTCCCTCTGCACTTAGCTTTTGCCAGCCTGCTTTTTTTAGCTCACTGATTGAGGAATACCCGGTCCATTGCAGAAATGCTGCGTTAGCCCAGTAGATTTCGCCATCCGCACCGGAGATTAAATAGCACGACGGCATCTCCTGCAAAATCTCAACCAGAACACTCACAGGTTGTTCATCAATATTCCACATATTCTTTGTCCGGTCTCCAGGTGTCTCCGCGATTCAGTTACCGGAACGTTCCTTGCCTGCGGTATTGTCTTTCCGGACTCCGCAGGCTTTTTTTTATTTCCACCGTACCATTAGACAGAGATCACCTCCCCTCTATGGTTCCTGAGTTTGCTCCCAAAGCCAGCGAGCGATTTCAAGAGCTAACGTTTTCCAGATCAATGACAGAATCAGCCATCCAATCGGCAAGGCCATTCGCACTGCCTCATCCCGCGTTTTCGGAGGATTGTCTGACAACATCGCACGAAAAAACTTGTCTGCAACATCGTTGACGAGCCTGCGTTTTCGTTCCCGGTTCCTTCTATCACGCTCACCCATAGCCATTGCGTGACAACCGAAATGCCTTTCAGCGTCTTCGGTGATTTGCCGTATTTCTCTGTGCAGAAATGCTGCGGTCATTTGAACCTCACAGTCAGGTCAGGAGCACCTGAAAGCAGCAGCGTGACTGACCGTGCTGCCGAGTCGTACTGAATGCCACGCAATGCCGCAGTCCACTTCGCTCGCCATTTCGTCAGCGTGATTTTGGCCGGTGGTGTCAGCGTGATCGTTTTTGCCGTGTCGCTGATAGTGCGGGTCGATGCCGACCAATCGAAAGCGATGCCAGCTGTCGCGTTTGCATATCGGCCCGTTTCAAATATTGTGAATACCGCCGCCGTCGCGACGTCCGGTGCATCGATGTCGATATTGAGCAGGCTTCCGAACGGCTGCTGTGCCGCTTCGTCGGACAGGTGTGCGGTCAGAGCAGCGGTAACAGTGTCAACCGTTACCGCTCCCCCGATCACTTCACACGCAACAGGCGTGCTTTCATCGCGAAACGTTTTGAGCGTGTTGAACCATGTCAGCAACGTCTCATTCGATTTTGCCCCGGGATAGCTTGCCGACTTGTCGTATGGGATCCATCGCGGCACACCGCCCATTGCTGCCGCAGTTTCGGCGTTCACTTTTTCGATTGCGTACAGATCAGAAGGAATCTTTTCCTGCGAAAGAATTCTTTCTTGCGTGATACAGCCACCGCAGACAAAAGAACCATCTGATGTGTAGAGCGTTGCCACCGGCCCTGACTGCACCGCACGGCTGAACGTTATCGACGGCTCTGAAATCGGCTCGATAAAATCAGAACCAGCGGGATCTGGAAGCCCGGAGGCAGGTTGCGGTGTGTCCTCCGGCTCAGGTTCAACCGCTGGTTCTGATTCGGAAGGTTCGTTAAATTTCGTGCGGATGGCCTGCAGTGCGATAGTGTTCGGGATTATTGGCTCATCCTCCACGAATACCGATGCGGCGCGAAGCTGCTGCTTCGCTTCTTCGATGCTGGCCTGTTGCGTTGCATCAACGCATCCCGTCAGCAGGATGATTGCAATGAGATAACGCATATCAGATCCTCAGTGATTTTTTCAAATCATCTAAGCTAAAGGATCTCGGTTTAACGTTCGGCATGTCAGAAACACCGACAAACACGGACCAACGTGCGCCCAACATTTGTGTGATTGCATTCGGAGACCACTCAGCCCAGCCTGTATTGCCCCAGCCTTTGCCCCACGAATTCATCATCCAGCAGTACGGCCGACCCTGTGAGTCTTTGCGTTCCGATAGCGAATACAAACTGATGGCATGCCCGCCACCCTGAGCCCCGCTGTAGTTGTTGACCACCGCAGCATCGACGCTTGAATTCCATGTGATCCCGAGATGCACCGCACCCTGTCCAGATCCAAGAAACGTGCGAATCCCGTCGTAACTGGTCAGCTTGTAGGATTTGCCAATCTTGTATGTTGCTGCGTCTTTTCGCAGTTCCTCTATCGGTCGTGGCCGCGTTGGCTCGTATCGCCCGGAATAAGGCCAGAGTTCTTCACGGCAGATACCGAATTCCGTCGCCAGTCGAATGCCGCCTTCAATCGTGCTTCCACGGTCTCCGCTGATCTGGTCAAGTCGCTGCGTCTCGTAGTAACCGTACGCGCGGCTCAGCTGTAGGTCTTCATCGCGTGTTGCGATGACGTAACACCACTCGCATGAGGAGCTGATGGAATGCCCCTGACAACTTCCAACCGAGCCCTGTTGCTCTACGCGCAAAACTGACCGAGGATCTACGCTGACTTCGTTGTAAGTGCCACGCATGGCAAGCACTGGATCTTCCGCCGGCAAGGCAGCAAGCACGTCAAAGCGTTCCAGATCGATGCGCCAGCCGCCTGTGTGGTGTTCGTTCACGGCTTCACCTCCAGTTTCGCAGCCAGTTCGCTTTCTGTGTTCGTCGCAATGGCTTCTGCAACAACGTCCGTATAGGCTCCGAGATCATCAGCCCGATTGCGAAAACGCTGCTTATTGAACCATTCCCCGGCAAGCCGCCGGCCCTCGTCTGTCGCACCGTCAAACGGCTGCTGTGCCAGTTCTTTCAGGACAGCAATCTGAGTCTTACGGTCGGCGTCATAGGCATCCTGCAGAACGTCGCTGACAACTGGTGCCGGTGGTTTTGGGTCTGGTGTTGGTGCAGCGTCACGGTTGAAATACCAAACGCCAGCCACTACCAGGATAAACAGCAGCAGCGGATTTGACTCCGGCTGCTCACTTGCTTTTGCTGCTGGCACTGGCCACCCCCTTGACCTCAGGTGCAACGCCTGCAGCTGTCGATATCAGCCCCAGAATCTGAGCCTTTAACGCTGGATCGTTCGTCTTGCTGAGCAGGTCCGTCAAGATCGCGATGAATTCAGCAATCGTCAGTTCGTTCGGCGTGTCGTCCGGTGTTGCGGGTTTTCGCAGTATTCCGAGTTTCTGCAGGATGCTGACGATTGGCTGAAGTGCAGCCAGTACCGGTTTGAGCAATGACTGGAACGGGGTCAGCAGTGCCGCACCGATAATTGCAATCGTCTGCCAATTGAGATTGGTCAGGTCGATTGAGACGCCTGCCTTGTCTTCTGCGGTGCAGCCGGTCAGACCGCAGAGGAAACCAGCGACTACAAGCCACAAATATGATTTCATTGGTCGAACCTCTTTCCGCCCGGAAATGAAAACCGGGCTTTTGGCGTTTGGTAGCTTTCGAGTGCCTCGCCAGCATCGTTGCACCGCACACCCAGTGCCCGGAGTGTTCTGGTTTCAGACCAGCCCTCACGGATTTTTTCGGCACGTGCGTAGATGATTGCGGTGTTGAGTTCGAAATCGGCTTGAGCAGGACGCATTGCAGGAACCGGCATCAATGCCAGTTCAGCGTCTATTCGCGTTGTCGTCTCACGATTGCGGTCGACAAACATTGTGGCGCATCCCGAACGCGGTCACACCGTGCGGTTCTGGCACGGGACAGGCGGTTTGGGACTTGGAGCATCGCAGATTTTTGGAAGTTGTCAACAGTGGAATTTCCGCTGCGGTGGTTTTTGTTTGTGGTGTTGTACAGTAGTTTTAAAACCCGTTTCGACCTGTCCTCCTGTCCTTCTGTCCCAAGGGGTAAAGGTAAAAAGAAAGAGACAAGGAGACACCCCCAAAGGTCAGGACAGTAGGACAGATAGTATATTTATTATTATTATTATTATTATTACTATATAAAACACTAGGTTTTCGTTCATTTCTACCTGTCCCAATTTGTCCGGGACAGGTCGGGACAGGTCGGGACAGGTTTTTAAATTTTTCGTCGATTTTTGAATGTTTAGGCAAAATAAAAACCCGCAGGTAAACTGCGGGTTTGGAGCATTTTTGGGACAGGTCGCATCTGTCCCGTTTTTACGTCACCTGAGTTTTCGGTTTCTTGTACACTACTTTCTTTTTGACCTGCGTTTCAATTTCAATTTCACCATGAGACGACAACCATTCTGCGGCAGCGGAAAACTCACTGGCTGTAATTGACCGGTACTCCCTAAGAAGTGACCTGCGGTCGACTTCACCGAGGATATCGACAGCAGCCCTGAGAATCTTTTTCGCTCGTTCGTGCTGCACATCTACGACGTTTTCGCGGATTAGTCCGCATGCCACTCGCCCGAGCCAATTTGCCAAACGAATTCCCCAATCGATATCCTGCAATTCGACTCTTAAAAACTGCCAGTCAATCAACGCAGGATTGTCCGTCATTCGTGCGCAACGGTGAACGATCGCCAGTTTCATTGCCCTGGCGTTTACTCGCCCCCAGATTGCTGCACGTGACTCCGATTCCCTTTGCATTTTCTCATCGATCTTGTCGCTGTGCTGATTCCAGCGTTCCAGAGCATCTTCACGCATCTCTAAAATAGGTGGCATGGGATCATCTGGGTTCAGTGCGTGCGGAGTCCACAGGAGCCATTCACGGACGTCTGATGACAGCGTTTCCGGAACAGCATGAAATCGTGCGTTCCGTTTTCGTGGCCGTTCCTGCACTGGCCAGAACGCAATTCGACCGAGTAAGCCATCCTGAACCTGTTTCGAATCAACTGATTCAAATATTTGGCCTGTCGTCAATCCCAGCAAAACCAAATGCGGCTGCTTAATTTCGTTTCTGGTTCCGTCAGCGTGTGCAGCACCGCCATAGATTCCAGATGATTTTCCGTACAGTTTTAAAAGGTGAAGCCCGATAGCCTTTGCGTGTCCATTGTTGGATTTCTTATCCAGAATGGCCTCAAGCACTTTTCCGAACTCATCACACACCCACACCGCACACGGAATAACGCTGACAGCTTTAAGAAGTCCGTTTCCTGACTGAACATCTGGTGGAAGCATCGGTGTCTCATTTGGTGATGCTGCGTGCAAGATTTTCGAAAGCGTCGTCTCGCAGTTTTCTTTCCCGGAAGCTGTCGGAGCCATCACAACGTTATAATCATTTGTCCTCATGTCCGTATGTGACGTGATCCGACGCCCGAAGATTGTTTCGCACAGACTGACGGCGCAAGCCAATCCCATTACGTGAGAAAGCCTGTGGGCATTCAGGCAGTAATATTCATAGACGTCTCGCAACAGCCCGGATTCAGGAACTGAGTTCGCACAGAATTCCTCGTCATCGAAATCTTCAGTTCGCGGCTCGCCCAGGATTCCAGAAATATCCACTGTGGAATAATCAGATTGAAAATCAGGCAATGGCCGATTCAGTTTTCGTTCCCGTGGCGTACCGTTCTGCATCGCTGACCGGCATAATTTTTCAATCTCGAAATCAGACAACGGGTCTGGATTTGTGCGGTTCCAGTCTCTCAGCAGGTCGTACACTTCCGCAGCGGTCAACCTGTCTCCATCGGAATCAAAAGCGTACAAGTGCCCGGCAAGTCGGAATCCGGTGGAATTCCGAGATCCTTCCGAGGTTCCATTGCAACTTTGTACGTATTCTCGAGCGCGTCTTAAAACAGGGCGTTCCAGAGTGACAGGCTGAATTTCTCGGATCGTTTGAACTTTGGGTTTTTGTGGTTCTGGCTGTTTTTGCTTTTCGCTCAGATACTCCTCGCAAAGCCATTCTAACGCCTGTTGACCGTCGCCGATCGTCTCGTTTCCGCTGTAAACGTCGCCCGTCATCGTCCAGAATCTGGTTCTGTCGTAACATTCAATTTGCTGTTTACCGTCTGCGATCTTGTGAAGGCTGCGACTTCCGGCAGTTTTTCGAGCACGTGTCAGAATCTTGATTCCGCTTCCGCTCGGGCTAACTTCAGCGTAGCCGATGCCGTCGAACCGGAACAAAATCGGCCAGGCCCATTGCCGAATTTGTCCATCTTCGTCAATGCAGTTATCGAGATCGATTCCGGTATATGGTTCTGTGATCTCGAAAGCCAACCCGGAAAACAGTGGAGCACAATCAACAGCCGTTTCGAAATCCGTCCATGTTTCTGGATCATTCGACTTTGCAGCGGCTCCATTGATCTGCACAGGAATCTTAGTCTTGTCTGTCTGTTTCCAGACATGCCACTGCCGGAGGTGTTTCAGTTCTTCAGGAATCCGTTCGTAATTGTTTGTCATTTTCGCTTCCACGGTGAAGTAATACGCCCTGCGTGATTTACTTCTGTCACTTCAATAAACAACACTTTTTCAATTTGATCGAGACGCTGCTTCAGATCAGCGACCTCGTTTTCAAGTTGCTCAATTCTCATTTCGTGTTTTGTTTTGTTTTCTGTTGTTTGGATCTCAAAAAATTCCGAGTGATAATTAATCTCCCAACTCTCTGTTAAACTGCTGAATTTCTCCTTTGCTTTTTTGTGGTGTTTCAAAATCCATTTGGGTGTGTCAACGCACGTATATGAATGCTCGTCAAGAACCTTTGCAGCAATGAGAAAGCAATACATGTCGTCTGATCTGTACTCACCATTTAGATCCGGCACATATGCCATATACAAAGAACTGTATTTGTCTCTTCGTAATCCTGCAGGGTCGATGATTTCATCGATTTCATATCTGGTTATCCGTTTCGGACGTGTTTCTAAAATGAACTTCCTGATCGTTAATAAATCTGTTTTCCATACAGATTCCCATGGAGTGAAATAATCCGTTTGTGTTGCTTCGCTTATTGCTTCAGTCATCATGTCACACATCCTTCAAAACGGGACTTCATCCCCAAAGTCATTCACCAGTGTTTCCGCTTGCTCTGGCTGCGTTTCTTCCAGCCACTCTTCCGGCATCTCGTCCACGAATTCCACGCTCTTGATTCGTGTGTACTTGCCGTCCTTAACTGTCGTGATCTTCGACGGCATCCGGCAGGCACCACGATCCAGCAGGTCAATTGCTTCCGCGATCGTCTCGGGCACTTCGCTCAGTGAATGCTGCTCCCACCACAGGCAGGCTTTCACACGTGCGAAGTTCTGGTGCTCGAGACACACCCATTCAGAAACGTGTTTCGCTGTCAGGTTGCCGCTGGGAACGTCAACCGGCTGGCACTCGTAATCAATCCGCAGCGTCGGTGGTGCTTCCGGATCGTTTTTCTTGTAGTGCGTTCCCCACTTGCAGGATTCCACCAGCCACGTTTCCGGCGGGACTTCGCCCGTCAACTGTGAATCCGTGTCAGCGTTTGCCTGATGTCTGCCGGGAAATCTGAACCCGCATTCCGGGCACTCCGGCTCACCGGCTGGCACGTCGAGTTTGCAGTTCAGGCATTCTCGCCCGCGTCCGTTGCGTTCCTGTGGTTGTGCAGATCCCGGCTTTGAGCCTCTGGCCCGCCCATAGTTCCGATCGTCAAGACTGCCGTGCCGCTCGATGTTGTTTCCGAAATCGAGAATCAGTGCGTTTGTTTTGGATTCATGCTTTCGCAGTCCACGCCCGACCATTTGAGCGAACAGCCCAGGGCTCATCGTCGCTCGAAGTATTGCGATAGCATCGATGCACGGAGCGTCGAAGCCCACACAAAGCACATCGCAGTTCACTAACCATCGTAATTCACCGCTTCGAAATTGGCTGATGTAGGCCGCCCGCTCGATCGGAAGCGTTTCGCCTGTGATGACTGCGGTCTGCTCGCCCGTCAGTGTTCGCAGGAAATCTGCGACATTCTCCGCATGAAGAACACCGGAACAAAAAACCAGAATTGACTTTCGGTCGTGGCACTTTTCAACGATCTCCTGACACGCTGTCAACACCGTGTCAGCACCACCGAAGATTCGTTGCAGATCGGATTCAACGAACTCACCGCCCCGCAGTTTCAGGCTGCTGGTGTCGATTACCTGCTCTGACGGCTTGTTTGTGATCTCGCAAAGAAACCCTTCTTTGATCAGATCACCGGTAAACGCTTCAAAACAGATCCGCTGGAACAGTTTTTTCTTTCCGCAGATCGGCCCTTCACCGGTCCTGAACGGCGTCGCAGTCAATCCAGTAACTCTGGCCGTCGGATTCAGTTCGATGACGTCAGCAAGGAATTGCCCATACATAGACTCTTCGGCAGCACTCACCAGATGAGCTTCGTCGATGATAATCAACTGCCGTTCGCCGATCTGTGCGGCCTGCCGGTACACGGACTGGATGCCTGCGCACAGAATCGGCTGCTGAGTCTGTTTCGAGTTCAGCCCGGCTGAATAGATTCCGACCGGGATCTCTGGCAGCAGAATCCGGATCTTCTCCGCGTTCTGCTGGATCAACTCTTTTCGGTGCTGCAATACGATTACCTGAGCCCCGAATTCGATAGCCTGTTTCGCCAGCATGGCGATTACCAAACTTTTCCCGGCCCCCGTAGGAAGGACTACGAGGGGGTTTCCCGGCTGAGTCGCGAGGTAATGCCATGCTGCGTCATTGGCTGCGGTTTGATACCAGCGGGGGATCATTATTCAACCTCCGCAAATAGCGTCCGCTGTGACGTGCTTTCATGCTGCCGCACTGCCTGTGCCAGATTCTTCAACGCCTGCGTGTGATATTCCGGCTTCAGTTCGCACCCGTAAAACCGCCGCTGGTCCGGTATGCTTCTGCCAGTCTTCGGCGACTTGCCGCCAAGACTCATAAACCCTTCTGACCCAATACCCGTAAACGGCGAAAACACGATCTCGCCCGGATTCGAATAAAGCAGCACACAACGTCGAATGACTTCCAACTGCAGCGGGCAAATGTGCTTAGTGTCTTCTTCAGACTTCGCTGCGGCAGTGTTCAGCGTGTCGGTTTCCTGCACGTCATCCCAGCACCCTTCAGCCCACTTGATCCAGTCGTTTCGGCTGACCTGATTTTTCGCGTTGATCGGGACTGCGTTTTCACCGGGCTTCCGAAACTTGATCAGGTAATCCTGCAGCGTTCCGCGTTGCTTCGAGCGATCTGATTCCAAACCAGCAAACTGAAGTTCCCGCGATCGTGTTCGGATCGCTTGTGCCTGCGGATTCTTTCTGACGCTCCAATCGTATTCGTAAATCAAGCCAGCCCGTTCCCCGAGCCGAATATTAGTTCCTCGAAAGTCGCACAAACCGATTCCACCGCTCCGCTTCATTCGTGGAATCTGGCAGACGTGTACGATGGCTGCGCGTCCGGGTTTCAGAACTCGCATCAATCCAGCAAACAGAAACGACAGGTGAACAGTCGCCTCTCCACTCATTGAATCCACGTTACCGATGTCAGATTCTGAATCGGTGTATGCGTACAGCGAAGGGAAATGGCGGAGAGAAGATTGCGAAGTCTACTGACTCCGCAGGCATACTTTCCGCGTCCTTTCTTTCAAGCATGTGTGAAATACAATCACCATGATGGACAGCCCACTGCTGCCCGTCTTTGAGTAGTTCATTCATTTATTCCATATCCTTTATAAAAATCGAAGCTGTGTTTTTAGAACTGTAAACCCAGTAGTGGCACGCCTCACATTTACATGCGAATACATGCATGACCGACCTCCCTGAATAACTGTTCTTGTTCTTTGGTATCTGATTCAACGCGATCAGCTTTTCGCAGAACGTTGTCGACAAAAGGAATCTCCAGTTCTGTCACTGGAATATGGACATTCAATGGACGTGTTGACCCGATACGGTTTGACCGCTTCACAGCCTGATAGAATTCTTCGTATGAGTCTTTCAGACCTGAAAACACCTGCCGAGTACACACCTGTAGATTTAACCCGAACCCGAGGATGCGCGGTTTACTGATAAGCACTTTCACGTCGCCACGTTTAAATGCGTCAATGTGCTCCAGTCGTTTCGCTTCCGGTGTTTCTCCTTTAATGCTGACCGCTTCCGGAAATGTATCTTCCATCAACTCCTGTTCGTCGTTGTAGTTGCACCAGATGATGGTTGATTCCCCCGGCCAACTGTCGACCATCGCTCTGATGTGCGAAGGCTTATTGGTCGGCATTCCTCCTTTGCCTTTCGCGATCTGCGACAACTTCCCGCGTTCACCGATGCCGCCGATCTCATTAGTTATCAATGATCCGGTCAGTGACTGCGCCGCCTTCCGTTGCTCTGGTGTCAGTTCAATGTGGTCAATATGAATGTGAATCGGTGGTGTTGTCCCGACGTTGTCGCACCATCCATAGGTTGCCGGATTCGTTAGGAAAATTGACCAGTCAGCCAGAGACCGATAGAACGGCTTCAGGGCATGTGGTTTCAGTTCCCAGCGGTTCTGAGTCTCACCACGATTGATGAAATACGTGGCGAGAAACTCATTCACTGTTCGGCAGCGATCCAGAAACACAGCGTGATTCGCGAACTCAATCCGATCGTTCGGAGCTGGTGTGCCAGTCGCACACAACTTCCATTTCAGCCCTCGCCCGAGTTCAATCAAGCGGTTGCCGTATTCACCGTAGTGAGACTTCAGCATTGAAGACTCATCGAGAATCAGCCCGGCCAGATTACCGGGTATCAGTCCTTCCCGAATCGCTTCGTAATTGGTGACCGCAATCTGAGTGTTCAGGCTGTCGTTTGATTCCAGCCAGTTCTGTAAGTCAAACGCTCGGACCTGACCAATATCGAACCGTTCACCGTACCAGCGAAATGCTTCCTGCAATGTCTGCGACACAACCATCAACGGGGATACGATCAGGATTTTTCCGCCGTTGCAGTTCTTTGCAGCGTGCCGAGCAAACTCCAGAAGCATCAGCGTTTTACCGAGTCCACAATCTGCAAAGATTGCATACTTCCGTTTCTTCAATGCCAGAGAAACGATATCACGCTGATAATCAAACATCCCTTCTTTCGGCTCGTATTGAGTGTCGTCAGACTCAGCATCTGCGACACCAAACGCAGCAGCATATTCATCAGATATCTCTGCTGCGTTTCCGACGAACCGATACACCGGGCATCGCCGGACCTTCAGGAATGTTTCGTAGTCAGTGATTGAGGACGTGTTAAATCGGATTCTCATCGCGTGTTCCTCACTGCCTTAACGATCTCGCTGACAGCTGCCTGAATTTCCATGAACGCCGTTTCCGACCAATACGGATTTCCGATCCGTTCGAGTTCATCACGTGCATCCGTCAATAACGCTTCACCGAATGCTTCGGCCTTCTCAATCTCCGGCTTAAGTGCTTCGGCACATCGCTGGTCAGCCGCCCGGCGTTCGGCTTCACGTGCTTCGATTTCGCGCCGTTCGTTCTCCGCTCGCAGTCGCTGCAATTCTTCGCGATCCCTGCGCAACTGTTCCTCTTCGATTTTTCGTGCTGCAGCTTTCTGAGTTTCCGCTGTCAGCAGTGCTTCAAAAAATCCGTCATCCATCACGTCCAGTGCGTTCAGATCGACGCCAACAACACCGATGGCAGCCAGTCGGTTAAGTCGACTTTGCAGCCGTTCACGCTTCTCGGCTTCCTTCTGCTGCTTTTCTTTCAGCCGTTCCGCTTCGTAGTTCTCTTCCTCTGCCGACAGCCTGCCTTCGATCGGTTCGATTTCGCTGATCAAGCGATTCATTTCGGCATTGATAGCTCGCTGATACTTCAACGCACCGGAATTCAGATCCTGAGCGCGTTTTTTAATCGCAATCCGAATTTTTTTGACCGTCTTGCGTGCTTCAGTGACGGCCTTGATGCCGACCGTTGCAACGGTCAGATTTCCAAATTCACGGACCTGAGCAATCGCAAGTTCATCCGGTCGAAACTCTGCCAGCGTCGAAACGATCAGAGCGTCAACTGGAGCCGGTGTTTCTTCAATAATCATCTGAGAAATCCTTTCATCAATTCGGAACGGGAAACAAAAACTTCAATCTGTCGGTCAACGGTCAGGAATGACCATGCGCCTTGGTAGTCAGCCCAACACCAGAATTCACGGTCACCGGTCTCTGTGTCCATTTCGTACACGATCGATTCTGTGACCAGAATGCCGAGCTTCTCCTGCAACAGTGCATCGCAATAATCCTGAAACTTGCACAGGTCGGCATTCTTGAACTTGCGAGGAACGTCACTTGTCAGGATCTCGTGTGCGTCGTGATACAGTCCCCACAGTTGCACCTGCGCAGGCTGTTCGCTGAGTGCGTCAAACACGTTCAGCGAATGACTCAACACCGAGCACAGCGGGTGCTGACCACCAAATCGGCCAATCCGTGAAAGGCACTCAGCCACCCATTGCGGATCTTGCACACATCGACTTGACCATGTTTCAGGATCGTCGATGTAATTCGGCCATTTACTCACAGCGTGACTCCTTCCGTGAGTCGGTAAAAACAGCCCGGCAGTGCGAGCTGTAGACAAACACTGCCGGGCTTTCAGGAGGGCCATCGCAACGCACGACAGCCAATCGAGATCACTGTTTCGCGAATGGATTCGCTTTGGCGGCAGGTGCTGAAGCAGGAGTTTCAAACGCTTCCTGCATCATGTTGGTCTGCTGCTGAGCGTTTGATTCGGAACGGGACTTGTAGCCCTTGATCTCGTTTCGCGGGTTTCCGTTCTGGTCTTTGCCGATCGCAACCTTGATCGTCAGCGGTCGGTTGTGCAGTTCCTCGCTGTGCTGCGGGTTCTCAATACCGGCTGCCACGCAGACTGCTTTCAGTTGCGCACGTCCGATTTGCTGAGCCTGTGCCGATTTGTTGACGATGTTCAGCCCGTCGAAAAGTGTTCGGTTCTGAAACGGACCATTCAGAATCTGCAGTTTCAGTTCCAACCGCTGCCCGGTGTTGTCTTTCGTCGGCTTCTTTTCGCTGCTGACAATCACCGCCGGATATTCGCCTGCCGGAATCGGTTCAAACGATCCTCCCGGCTGAACGTTTTTCAAATCAAGATCCATCAAACTCGCCATGTCAACTACCCTGCTTTCTGTACTGGAGAAACTGAAACACCCTTCACGCTGTCATCACTTTTCGGAAACCACTTCGCATAGTCAGCCCATGAAAACCCGATCTCCGCTGGCATGCCTTCCAGCCGATTCTTTGCCAGGCATGCCGCTGATTCCTGTGTTCTCAGGTATCGCTCTGAATTGCCGACAGCAATTCCTCGTTCCTTGTTAAACCCGAGATCCTCTTTTCGGACGAAGACGCGATACGAGGCAAATAACACTTCGTCACACCATTCCTGAAGCATCGCTGATGCACTGTCATGCAGTGCTGGCTGATAGCGGTCGTATGAATCGGTTTCCGGGTCACTGTGTTTTTTGATTGCACAGTGAGCCAACAGAATGACGCCGATTGACTTTTCTTTTCGCAGCCAGTCGAGCTTAAATGTGATCTCGTCCCAGTACTTCAGCGCAGATTTGTAGCCATTGCCAAAGCCGATATCCGCGAAGTCTTTTCCGGCCTTCTTCGCGACTTCAGCGTGAATCAGACCTTCCAGCCAATCGGCTGAGTCAATCGCGATGTGCTGGTATTTGTGCTTGTCGTTTGCAAGCCATATCAACGCTTCGTTAACTGATTCCAGTGACTGCAGATGCTCCGTTCGTTCGCAGTCAATGTCGTCAAGTCCGTCCTCCAGATTCAATAACAGGCAGTTCGGTGCCTGTGCCGCCCATGTGCTTTTACCGATGCCGTGAACGCCATAGAGCAGCGTTCTGCGCGGTTTGGTTTTCTTGCCACTAACAATCTTCACTGGTCTTCTCTCCTTCTTTGAAATCACTCAAAAACACTTCCACTTCACGACACTTCCATCTCTTTGTTTTCTTATTCTTCGCCCACCCATGCACGAAAATTCTGTGACCGTTTTCCACCCATTCTTTCGCCAATGGTGACGCTGAAATCTTTTTGATTCGTGCTGAGACATTGCTTCCGCTTGTCACCTGAAAAGCCATCATCTTCGGAGCGATGACAAGCAAATCGATAAAACCGAACAGATCCTGCCGAATGCGTGCGAATGGGTTCCAGTGCTCGACAATGGCGACCGTCATTCCGCACTTACGAATCTGTGCAAGTGAACGCTGAGTGGGTGAACTCACTTGCCATCCTTCCGGTCGTCTTGCACTTCCGCCCGCAAAACAGTTACATCTTTCGGAGCATGCACACCAACTCGAACACGCTCGCCTTTTATCTCCATAATCGTGACGACGATTCCGCCATCAATCACGATCGATTCGCCGACCTTACGACCCAGAACAAGCATTGCAGTTCCCTTCGCTAATGACCTTGAGAAATCTGTGAGTAGCAGACATACTGACAGCAATCTGACCGCGTTTTCGCAGCACTGAAACAGCCACATTGGTGACTTCAGTTCCGTCCTCAAAACGCCACATGTCCGTCTTGCAGAAGTACGGCGCAAAGAATCGGCCGCTGTTTCGCAGTCGCTGTTTGCAGACGTGGCCAGCTCGTAGCTTTCGCAGCACTGCATCTGCTCCGAGTCCTTTCACTTTTGACATTAAGACTTCCTTTCTTTTTTCTAAGTTGTTCGAGTCGTGGCAACCGGTCCATGGTCATTAAGAGCGTGTCACGGCTCACCACGATTCCGCCGCCGGGAGTCGAACCCGGCGCAGACCGTCAGCGGAAAAAACACTGGAAGCGGTCAATCAGAATCATTGATCCTGAGTCCCAAAACGCAGACCGCCTCCAGTGCGGAGAATGCGTTTAGTCGCGGTCGTTTCGACGCAAGTTTTCGTCAGTGATTACCCAGCAGACGATGCCGCCGAGCACAGCGAAAAATATGGCTATGAATTCATTCATGGGACACACTCCGTTATGAGCGTTGAGAAAACGCGGCCTCAGTCGCAGCAGTCGGACAGAGCCACTGGCTGAGGACCGCGAAATGATGCACCGAAAACAATCCGGTGCATCGTGCTGTTTCAATTGCGGCGATACGCACCGCAAGAACAAATGGACGCGGTCCCAGCAGACTTAGGGTTCACAGTGCCACACGCAGGGCACTTCCGGGCATCTCGCAGGCGACGAAGAAAAGCAAACATTGTCTGTCCTCCAATGTGTTTTTGTTTCAATTAACGCAACAGATATTTACGACTCTGTAAACCAGAGTCAATCTCACTCTACCATATTTTTTTTATTTTTCAAAAAATTTTTGACACGGCGCAAATCTGCAGCGGTCAAAATCCATGCAGTACCGGATTCGGCCTTGCGCCCGATTGCTCCGCCTGCAGCGATGAGGATTTGTCGAACCCGTGCGTCAGTGCATCCCAGTTGTGCGGCTGCTGATTTCGCGGTGTAGAGTGGTGATGTTTTTTTCATGCCGTGAGTTTACGATATGGAAAAATAAAATCAATAATAAAGATTGACGAGTGGTTTACAATATTGTAAAAATTGAGAGGTAACGATACATGATAGGATTGAACCCCATGACAACACCAACCCCCGCCCACCATATTCTCGCAGCTACCGGCAACACCGATCATAGCCCATGCAAACGTTGTGATGGCCCAGGGCGAGAATTGCATGTGTGCCCGTTCGAGCAAGAAATCAACAACGATGAAACACCGTGCAACTGTTGCGCGAAATGTACTGACGATTGCAGCATGGAAATTTAAGTCCGCATAACGACGGCATTCACCGGGTTGCGGCCGGTGACTTTAACTCTTCAAGAACCGTGACCCGCAACTCCGGTGGAATGCTTTGTTATGCCGCCTTGTCTGTGGTATCAGGAAGCATTGCCGGGCAAAGACTGTTGTAACGGACCTCCGAACTATCGGTGCGAACACTGCGAGCCAGACGGCTTCTGTGAGTCGTGCGATAGTTTCGAGGGTCGGGGCATAGAACAGATTTGTGAGTACGCTTCGACGTGTGACGAATGCGGTGAACTGGTGCATCACGATCAGCAACGGATACCGCCGGACTCCAATGATCAACTCGGTTACTGCTGGCTGTGTCGTCCTGATTTGTTTGAGGATGAGTCGGCATAACGCTATTTTCACCGGGCAACCGGGAAAGGAATTTCAATGTCAAAGAACGCTTTACCGGTTGCTCCGGTGCAAAATATTGTTCACACGCCGGGACCGTGGGGCGTGGAACAAACGACTGTGAGCAATTGGATTGGACGCATGCGGGCAGATGGTTCCAAGGTGGAGTACATCGTAGCCCATACCGACCGCGATTCACTGCGAGATGATGTTCTGGTCCGGAATGACGCGAACGCTCGGCTGATTGCGGCGGCTCCGGAACTGCTTGAGGCGTGCAAGGCAGGATTGAAAGCGTGCGAGGCTTCTGGCTTTTTGGGGCCAGTGGAAATGATGCAGCGTGCAATTTCAAAGGCTGAGTCAGTCGTGTGAACGCTTGGCTTAACAGGGTTGCGGACGAACGACTATGAAAGCAGAACACGGCATGACCGCAACTCCTGTTCAAGCCATTGTTACCCTGCTTTTTCTGCGACTTTCACCAATCTGGTAAAATCTTTCCGAATAGTATTGTATTCGTGGGACGAATAGGCGATACTTCTTTTGTCGCAACGAAGAAGTTCAGCGAACGACTGACACGGGTTGTGCGACGCACACGGGAATAGAGCAATGATTAACTTCGACGGAATCATTATTGGAACAGAATCAGAAGTTGCTTCTTTCGGTTCAGATCTGTGCTGGAACTACACCGATGGTGGAGTGGTGGTAAAGAATGGTGACGCAATCGCGTGTGAGTTTGCGACAAGATTTGCAAGCCGTGACGGCCTCCGCGTGATTGACGCGATCCGCAAGTCGTCTGAGGGGTTCCGGGTTCAGGTTAGTGATCACGGGTGCGGACGCAAAAGCGTGCAGGTTTTTAATGCAGATGGTTCACTGGCGGCTGATGCAAGCGTTGGTGAAGAATGAAAGACCCGATGAGCTTGCGGCTCGGCCCTCTGGCCGGGCCGCTTTTGTTGCGATGTGAAAGCACTGGAGAAACACCCAGCGACGTGCTACGGTTAGCACTGGCAAAAGAGCTGGGGCTTGAGCCTCCCGCGATGCCACAAGGCTTCGCGGCGATGTCGGAGAAGACTGCGGCAAAGGCTCGGAAGAAGTCTGCGAGAACGAGACGGGCCGCTAAGTCAGGGTAACGACGGCATTCACCGGGTGTGAGGGAGCGACTATGAATACTGAAAACGGGCAACCGAACACTCCGGTGCAATGCGTTGTTATCGTGCCTTCTGTTGTCAGTTTCGGCGCAGGAACGAACTCCACAGCGATTCTGCAGGGTATGCTGGAGCGTGGAGAAAAGCCGGACGCGATTTTGTTTGCCGACACAGGAGGAGAAAAACCGAAGACGTACCAGCACTTAGAACGCATGAAGCAGTGGTGCAAAGATGTCGGCTTTCCGGAAATGATCGTAGTGCGATACAGCGACACAAGTCGACATGCAAGCCTTGAGGATGAGTGCCACAACAATGGAACACTTCCCAGTAAGGCGTTTGGCTTTGGTGGATGTTCACAGAAGTGGAAACGATACCCAATGGATAAATGGGTGAAGGCGTGGCCTACCGCACAAGCGGCATGGGAAGCCGGAAACCGCGTGCAAAGAGTAATCGGAATTCACTACGGCGAAACACGGCGTGGAAAGATTCCGGACGATGCACAGTTCACATATCGATTCCCGTTGAGGGAATGGACGTGGGGACAAGAGGAGTGTGAGGCCGCGTGCGTGCGTGCGTGCGGATACGTGCCTGAAAAGTCAGCGTGCTTTTACTGTCCAGCGATGCGAAAACCGGAAGTGCTCGCACTGGCAAAAGAGCATCCAGAATTATTTCAGCGAGCGGTTGAAATGGAACAGAATGCACGAGAGGCAGGGGGGCTCGATGTTGTGAAGGGACTTGGGAGACACTGGAGTTGGGAAAGCCTCGTTAAAGCGGACAACGCACAGATGAGATTGTTTGTTGAAGACGGTCTTTCGATGTGTGAAACGTGTGTCGATTGGTAGTCACGATAACTTTGAATTATCAGCCGCAGTGATATCCCATCCGACCCCGCAAAAACGCGGGGTTTTTATTCGCCCTGATGGAATATCACTCGCAGAGTCAGGTACATGATAATGCCTCGCAACTGATATTCAGAAATATCACTCGCGCAGGATAAACACAGCGAGCCGCTGCGATTTCTCGTAACGGCTCTCCCGGTGCTGTGGTTGTGGCCTGCATGCCTCTACGACGGTCGGTGCTTTCAGGGTTGTGGCAGCTCTGCTCGTGAATCTGTG